GGGCAAGACAAACTGGGTCAGTGTTTTAGCAATCACCTTTCAAGTCGCCTTTGCTAAGATTGACCTTGGTGTTGCTCGCTTTGAGTTGATGATGGCAAGAATGGAGTATGCTGCCAAAAACACATTCAAAGTCATCACAGGTTTGAAGTGGAGCGAGCTAGCAGATAAGATGCAAATGCTGAGTAATTTCTGGAATCCAGTTCCAGATGTGGCACAGATGCGCGAAATCGTTGCTCAAAACAGATTGACAGCTGAAGGAAAAGTCACTGTTGACATCAATGTAAACGACCAAAACGGTACTCGCCAACAAACCACCACAGTTCCACTAAACTTCACTCAATCTGCGGCGGCACAATAATGCTTTATACAATCGTTGATCAATTTAAGCAAACAATCACGTTCGACTGTGTTTTGAATGCTGATGAAACTTACACTTCAACGGTTGTTGAGCACACTGTTGAAACAGGCTCACCCGTCACTGATCATGTCTACCTTCAGAATCCGAAGATAAACTTGCAAGGTGTGGTGAGCGATTTCAACTTTTTCAACCCATTGAAGGGTGTTTATGGTGCGACAGCTTACTTTGACTCACAGGGCACTCTTGTCGTAAACACAAGCCCTAAGCCAATGCAAGAAGGCGTGAAGAGCACCCTCCTGAGAATTCACAAGGAACGTGAGTTTTGCTCTCTTGTGGTTGGTAGCAAACCTAACGAAAAGCTCGCCACTCATGACAACCTTATTATCAACAGTCTGTCTTTTCCAGACACGCCTGACAATGGTGAGGCTCTTTATGTGAACATTGCCTTTACCAAGGTTCGCACTACAACCATTTCAACCAAGTCGGTTAAGAAAGTGCCTGAATCTCTCGCAATTGCCACTGCAAAAAAGGAAGATGCAGGAAGCCAATCTCCAATTACAGAGGCAGTGAAAAAAGGAGCTGAAACAATTCCGCAAGATGAGAGAGATAAGCAATTGTACATCCGCTCAAAAACAGCCCAACTTGATGCAACTATGGAAGAAACGAGACTAACAAGACTTGCAACGGATGCGCGACAAAAAGCAACGGACGTGAACCAATGAATAACATCATCGAATTGACGAACAACCCGTTCCAATCCATTAAGACAAATATTGACGGAACAACCTTGTTGATAGACCTAAAGGCCAACTCAAGGACATCAACCTGTTTTGCAACTGTAAGGCTTGTTGATGGAACAACAATCCTCTCAGGAAAAGAGCTTGCAGAAGAAAGGCTGTTGACTTTTAACAGTAATTCAACATTTATTGGTGGACTTGTCTTAGTGCCTGTAGCACCATACTCATTCCCCAACATCGGGGACGGATGCGTCTTAACAGTGGTGACTTGATATGCAATATGGTCGTGCAATTAGACTAGAAATAACCAATCGTGCGGCTAATGTCATTTCAAAGACAGCAACAACTGTTGTAAGCGATGCTGACGACATCACCATCATTGACACAGAGATTCAAGGCCTTCCAATCAGCTTTGAATACACCAAAAATCAAGACCAGTCCGAGGACAAGGATGTTGGCTCTGTTACTATTCAAGGAATTAGCGCAGAGACAGCTAAGAAGTTTGGCTTTAGGTTTGCACGAGTAAAACTTTTTGTCAAATACATTGGGACAGGACTTCCCTACCAACTGTTATTTGAAGCAGATGTCACTGGTGTCGAGTTCAAAAAGGAGGGTGGTACTCAGTGTACGCTTCAACTAATTGGTAACATTGTCAGGACAACTCTTGCAAACAAGGTGAAACTCACCTTTCCAGAGAACAGTGATTTTGTCAGAGTTGTTGCAGGACTAGCAAAAGATTGCGGACTTGACGGGTTTGCAGCTCCGTTCGATAAAGACGAAAGTCATATCCGGCTTGAAAAAGTAAACTACCCATTTGGTTACGCAGCAACAGGAACACCGCAAGAAGTACTAGACGCATTCTTTAGGTCTTACAATCTTGCATGGCGGGTTGATGGAAATCTGTTAGTATTCTCCCCTTACTTTGTAGGCTCTCTGATTGTAAGAGACTTCAATGTTATCTCACTTTCAGAAGACACTGGTCTAATTGGCCTTCCCTATATCAAGACTCAAGACTATACCAAAAGTGTTGATGAAGCTGTCGAGGAAAACGAGATTGACCTTGGTATTAAAGTCACCACCAAGAAGGATGGCACTACTAAAGAATCCAAGAAAAGACGTGTCAGGAAAGTTGGCGTAGAAGTGAAGGCATTGATTAATCCAGCAGTCTTTCCAGACAGCGTCATACAGGTCACAACAAGCACCTCTACACCTGACGGATTATACCGAGTAAAGAGTGTCAAGTTTACAGGGGAAACTCACGGGAGTGCTTGGTACATGGATATTTCAGGCGAAGATGTTGGGAGGGAATATTGATGACTCTTGAGAAAATATTAGTCAATTTCCTTGAGACATACATGCAAGGATGCTTCTTTTGTATGCCAGCGGTCGTGCTAAACGTAAAGGATGAAGAACAACTCCGTGTTGATGTCCAACCAATTGTAAACAGAACATTCCGTGATGGCAGTGAGCCTGAATACCCCGTGCTAATGTCTGTGCCATGTTACATGCCCCACACCAAGCGCAGCGCACTCACAATGCCTGTAGAGCAAGGTGATACTGTACTATTGGTTTTTGCTCAAAGAGACATTGAGCAGTTCAAGCTTGGTACAACCACTCCTCACGCAGGCAACTCTCAAAGATGGATGGATGTAAACGATGCTGTTGCTCTTGTTGGGCTGAGTCCGTTCTCGGAATCACCAAACCTAGCCAGAAAACACGCCCTCCCTCACAACCCAAAAGATGTAGTGTTGATCCACAACATGAGCACGCCAAACGAATGTGAACTAAGGCTTGGTCAAGATGGAAGTGTATCCGCTACAAGTCCGACAGTTGTAAAAATATCTGCCCCAAATATTGAGTTGAATGTCGTATGACTCAGTCTTGCATCAACATCACCATCCCAGACCCCAGTGACATTCTAAAACACCTCATTGAAAACTTCATTCCTTTAAAACAAATTGAAATGTTGATCGGATATGTTGATGGATTGTTTGATGGGCTTAGTAGTGATGAGCTAAAAAGACCAGTACTGTCGTTTTCGTTAGTACCAATGCTGGCTTTGAAGATTATTAAACTCATTGCCGACCCAATTATAGCAGTTGTTGGTGGTGCAATTGATGAAATACTGCCCGAGTTTCTAGGGGTAATTTCTTTTTCAGAGATTTTGAGCTTTGACATAAAAGCCATTCTACAGAGGATTTCTGACGCAGGGCTTAACATAGCAACAGGTGTTATTCAAGGGTTTGTCTCTCCAGTGAACAAGTTCTTTGATGTTGTTGTTTCAATAGCGTTGTATGTTAGTGATTGCATTTACAAGATTGAGACCATCATCAAAAGGTACACTCAGATTGTAAGTGGAGCTACGCTGACATTTCCAGACCTTCCAAAATCACCACGTACAGTTGATGATCTTGTAGATTTATTCAACACACTGCTAGATGATCAAATTGAAAGTCTTTTTGATGCAGCAAAATCTATTGTCAATGGGATTGAATTCCTAGGGTACAATCTACTGAGTTTTGACGGAAACACTCTCGGTAAGCTGGCCTGTTCAGTTGTTGATAACGCCAACAAATTGCTTTTTGCAACAACCTCAGCAATGCTTGCACCAATCAAAATACTGGTAGATTTGATAGAAAGCATACTAGGTGATTTTCTGACAATCGCAATTCCAAAAATATGTTTTGAGGTGGAGTGATGGACATCAAGTACTCTAACGGACTTCAGCTAGTAAATGGCGGTCTTGTTACGACTGAATCGTTAGCTGACAAAGTTCGACAACGCCTATTTGTCCGTTTAAGAACATTCATCAACACTTGGTTTTTAAACCTTGACTATGGTGTTGATTATTTCGGCAGTGTTTTTGGAAAAGGAAGGACAAAGGCTGCTGTTGATGCAATTATGCGAATTGAGATTGAAAAAGAGATATATGTTGGCAGCATCTCCTCTTTTTCAAGCACCCTTGTGAACAGGCAATACTCTTTGCGGTTTTCAGTCAATGTCACCGACCAAGCCCAACCTGTAAATATAACTCTTTTGATGACCAATGATGGTTTGTTCCTAACAGACCAAAACGGAAGCATTTTAGCTTACTGAGGATAAGATGGCAGTATTGAATGAACGTGGAATTGTTACAGACAACATTCCAACATTGCTTATTAAGTTGAAGCAAAATCTTGAGACAAACCTGCTGCCAACACTCCCTGTTGGAGAGACAATTGATCTTGATGATAGCAGCGTACTTTTGAGGCTATTAGCACCAATTGTTGAGCTGATCTATTTGCAAGAAGAAGCTGTTCAGGGTGTATACTCAAACCTGAGCATTGATACAGCATCCGCTGAAAAGCTTGATGATCTTTGTGCGCTAGGTGGTGTATACAGACTTGGTGCGAGTGCTGCGAATGTGCTGCTTATGTTGTACGGTGAGCTAGGTACAACCATCCCCATTGATAGCAATGTTTCAAGCTCAATCACTAGCGATGTATTCTCCACCCTTGAAGAAGTTGTACTCGACACCAACAACATCAATGGGGCAGATTTTTCTTTTGATGCGATTGGGACAAACCACGATGTATTAGTCACTTGGTCTGTTGACGGAAGTCTGAATACAAATGTCCCCATCATTGTGGCAATCCTCTCAACAGATACAGCCCCACAGGCCGCTTTGAAGGTTGCAAACGCTGTTACAGCTACAACTGACAACCTTACAGCAACTGTATCAGGGGACAATGTACGCATCATCCTGACAAACCAAAACAGCACAGGAAGCTTTACCGTCACAAACCTGACACAGGTCAATGTGTTTAAGCCAGTTGATGCAAATTGCCTGACTCTCGGTGAACGCCCCCAGAATAGACTCACAATCAACACCATCCAATCACCTGTACTAGGCTGGCTCGGTGTTACAAACCCATTTGACGCAAATGAAGGAACTTTTTCCGAAAACGATGAACAACTTCGCAGACGTTACATCCTAGCTAAAACCTCAGATGGTGTTAGCACCTACGACAAAATGCTTGGCGCGTTGAGGAATGTCAGTGGTGTTCGCTTTGCTGATATGTTCAACAACCGCCTTGGAACAACTGTAAACGGTGTTCCATCTCACAGCTTTGCACCAATTGTGTTGGGTGGCAGTGAAGCAGATATTGCTCAAGCAATTGTTACAAATCATCCAATGGGTGTGAACAGCTTTGGTGACATCACCGAGATTGGCTTTGACATCAACCAAAACCCAGTAAGTGTGCAGTTCAGCAGACCAGACCTTGTCCCGATCAAAATCAACCTTGTATTGTCAATTGAACAGACCTTTGCTGACAACGGGGCTGCATTAATTCGACAAGCCATTGTTGATTACTTTAACACCCTGACAGTTGGTGATGACATCTTATACAGCCGCCTGTTTACACCAATCAACAGTATTGATGGATTCAGTGTTGTAAACATGCAAATTGGCCGTGTTGGTGGGTCGTTTGGTACAAGCAACATCGTTATCCAATACAACGAATTACCAACCATTTCGTTTGATGATATTACCTTTGGTGGTGTTTGATGGAAAGCATTGACTACCAAGAAAGAGTTGACAGCAGACTAACAGACCTTTTCAGGAATGACCCTGTCTACAAAGGTATACAGAAATCTGTTGTTGACATCCTTCAAGAAAAGCAAGATGAGCTTTTTGCGCTGCAAGAAGCCATCTTCAACATTGATTTATCAACAGGGAAAAACCTTGATCTAATTGGGCAGGTTGTTGGTCAACCAAGAAAACTGATTGGCCTAGACGACAAACCTTACTTTGGGTTTGATGGTGCTGAAAATGCACAAACCTTTGGTACAGTTGCCAATCCTGCCGTAGGTGGGAACTTCAGAAGCTTAATTAACAACCCTTATAGCACCACTGTTCGGGCGGTTGATGATGAAACATACCGAAAGCTTTTGATGGCACGCATCCTCTCAAACAAGTATGACGGGACAATCAATGCTACTCTTGATGTGATCAACACCATCTCAGGGACAACAACCACCAAGATTGAACCAACCAGCGAAAGCTGTGTTTGCGAGATTATTGTGACAGCACCAATCGACACCCTCTTGAATTACTTTCTTTCTCAAAGAAACAGAAAGAACTCTCTCATACCAATCCCTCTTGGTGTAAACACCAAAGTAATTGCAGTTTAACTTGGAGCAAACATGGCTATTAGCAAACCAGACATGCAAAACATCTGGGCAGAGGCTGGTGCAATCTCTGTACCCCCGTCAGCGGAGATCAGTGAAGGTTGGGTTGTTGAAAAGCCGCCTTTTGAAGAAGCTAACTTTGTTGAAAACCGTCAAGACCTAGGCATTGCCTATCTATTCCAAGAAGGTATTTCAGAATGGGATAGCTTGACAGAGTATCAGTTAAACAGTTTTGTTAAATACAATGGGTTTATCTACAAGTCTAGCGGTGTTAACACAGGTGATCAACCCAACATCAGCCCATTGGTTTGGAGTGTTGCCTTTGATAATTTTGGCTCAGCACAAGATGTTCAGGACAACCTAGACACACTGACTAGCACACCAGACCCATTTCCACAGTACGCACTTGAAGATGGTGCAGTATTCACAGTCAAAGCCTACGGAACAAGCTTTAGTGCCGACAGTGGACTCCCTACAGGGAATGATAGTGA